GCAGTGAAGGTCACAAGGGTTGTGGGTGCCTGGGTACGGCACGGCACGATAACGGAACCTTCCTTGCTCACCGGGGCTTCCCCCAGGGCAAGCTCAGGGCTTGACCACTTCAGCGGAGTGACTGGGTACTCCAGCGGGTCGTTCCGGTTCCCAGTATCCCGTACAGACACATTGAACTTCTGTGTGTTCTGGGTCAGGACGTGGTACCGAAGCAGAGTCAGCTTGTTCGTGGCAATGGGTACACCGTTCTGGTCAATCAGAGTGGGCGGTGTCGGGCTGAAGCTCGACTCGTACCCCAGGCCCACAAACACTTGGCCGGTCTGGCCGAAGCTCGGGTGTAGGGTGATGTGTCCCGTAGTGTTGTTGTACGTGTTCCCTATTTCCTGGCCACCCTGGCCACCAGACGATATTGTCGTGCGGGGTTTCTTGTCTGTGTCGTTGAACAGCACACGGTACTCCGCTGGGATTGTGTACCCACCACCCGTGACATTAACCGTACGACTCCAATCCAAGAAGGGGCGAGTTAGTGCGGCGTCGTCCAATGCTCCTGCACGCGGGTCGATTGTGCCCAGGATGATGCGAGTACCCACCACACACACGATGTTAATCAGCTCACCCGAGAAGTACGCATACGCGATGTCGTGGGCGAATGTCCAGCGGTGCCAAGCTCGTAGAACCTTTTCCTCGCCAGACCAACTGTACTCATGCACTACAAGGGATTTCTTATCGCTGGTCTGGCCGAAGATGACCATGTTCGCCACAGAGGACGACACGATGAATCGGCAGCGGCCAGCCATGTACTTCGGCAGGTGCTCAGTCGCGTCCGTGGACACGTACTGTGAGTCCGTGTAGGGCGACGGCAACATTTCCATGACGCCGAAGAACTGGCTCGACCGTGGTGCTGGGTAGACCAGGGTGCGGCCAATGGCCACCGGGCTTGCCTCCATGTCGGCGGCGTACGTCGAGGTCACGACAACCTGTGCCGTCCTCGGTGTGATTGCCACGTTCCCAGAAGGAATCAGGGCTTGGTACCCTGCCGAGAATAGCAGCAAGTCCTTCGAGAAGGGCACACCGTATTCGTACGCTGCGGAGCTGGCGGCACTGGAGCCGATATGGATAGGGTCACTGTCCAGAAGCTCAGATACCGTTGACCGGAAGAAGCGGCGGGGCTTGTTCGACGCAGACATGGATACCCACGGGCCAGCCAGAACTACCAGACGGCCCTGGTATGAGGTGAGGCCAGTGATGCCCCAGTCCAGGAAGTTCGGCTTCTCGTTCGACTTATCGTCACCTGCTAGTCTGCCCTCATAATTTGAGGACTCCAGAACCCAGGCAGAGCCGTTGTAGTAAATCTCCACAGGCATGTTTGATATACCTGTCGGGGAACCCCAGGAACCCACCTCAAGCCATGCCTGCTGGCTCGAATCGTATCGGTAGTACACCGGATTCTCGCGGGGGCCAGTTGACATAATATAGCCGTTCGCCGCCCCCGGTAGGGAGGCAGGCAGGTCTGAGGCTTGTCGGATGTTCGACGCCCCGGAGGCCGACACGTAGAACTCACCTGAGCTGGTCGTTACACTGAGCACCCACCCCGCAGTGTGGTTGTTTATCTCCAGGTACACGTAACTGCCGTTCCGGGCAATGCCTACGTTCAGACTAGCCAGATAAGTGGTGAACCAAGTCTGAATCTGGCTACGAAGCTGTTCCGCGATGTGTTCAGTAGACGCCTGGGCGGCATGGCTTGGGTCTGTACCATCCGGTGTAGAGTACACGAAGGTTTCGGCGTGCGGGCCGTACGACACCGTAACGCTGTAGCCCTTACTGAATGCTGACGCCTTGATGTAGAAGTACGCACGGCGCTCCGGGGCGTACCCAGAAGTGTTCGACACCGTGGCCGGTACCTTCTCCACGTTCGCAAGGAACAGGCTGTCGCCCACGCTTGCGGGGCGTATAGCCCGTGCATCAGTGGCAATGAGGTAGTTCGATTGCAGGGTCTGGTCGAGGGTGTACAGGTCATCCCGGATGTAGACTTGGCCGGTCTTGGTGTTCACCATGACGTGACACCGGGCACCGGCAATGTCGGAGTACATCGAGAAGATGCTGTCGCTGTCTGCCTGGGAAACTGTCTGAGCGTACTTGAACTCCACACCAGGACGGCGGCGCAGCCCCGTTACGGGGTCAGACAGCATGTTCGTCTGCTCAGTAAGCTGCCCCGGTAGACGAGCACGGGGCACCTGTTGGGATACCCCTTGCAACAGGTTCTGGTAGCTGGATTCAAAGGCGCTCATTGTAATCTCCGTGGTTCATGAACTCACCGTGGAGTTCTGGCCGTAGCTGTTTTAGCATGGCTACAGCCTCGTCCAGTGTTCGGGTGTAGCGGTTCACACGCTTACCGTTAACGGCACAGTACACACGCCATCGACCTCGGGGTTCCTCCCATCGAATACCCTTGAACCCGGATGTGTTGTCCTTCCTCAGTCCTTGGTTGCATGTGTTCTGACTCGATGTGGCAAGTCGCAGATTCTCAAGCCTATCGTCCAGCCGATCACCGTTGATGTGGTCTACCTCGTACCCCACAGGTATGGGGCCGTTGTGCATTTCCCACACAATCCTAGCACGTCGTAAGTCCTGCCCGTTGTAGCCAATAATTCGATACCCATAGTGTGACACCGTTCCAGCCTCGTCGCCCACCCGGATTCCCTTGCGGGGTTTGGCCCAGTACAACGCACCGGCCCGGTATTCAAAGTCATGGTTGTACTGGGTCATGTTATCCTATCATTGCTGCCCGTATCCTGTGATAGCGGCGCGATCTAAGTGTTGTGTATTTCTTGTTCCGTAGGTGTTCGGCTTCCAGTTGAATGCGGGCCTGGGCAGACTTCTGCTGCCAGATAGACAGGGACTGCTCGGCCCCGATGTCATCTACGTATGCCTTCACACAGGCTTCGTACAGGACGTGTGTAGCTGCTGACTCAGGCAGTTCCTCAAAGTCCACACGGACTCGAATCTGCCCACGCAGAGGGGTACCGATAGGCCACACGAAGTCTAGTGTGTCGGGATTCAGCAGTTTATCGCCCCGTTGGACAGCCGCATTGTCATACGGAATCCACGCGACGAGGTTGATAGGTAGGTCGATTTCCCCACTCACGTTGGGGTACAGCTCGACATCAAAAGAGTTGAACCACCACTCCTGCAATTGCAGGTCGGAGGTCTGTGCCTGGATAGCGTTGCGGATGATGGCAACGGTTGGGTTCCGGGAGTCTATAGACGTGACTACCGTTTCACCGAGGGCAGGCAAGATTCGGTTGATTGCTTCAAGCAGCTTCATGTGACTCCCAAAACGAAAAAATGGGGCAGGCCCGTTGATAGGCCCGCCCCTATTGGTTAGTCTGTGTAGACTACTGCGGTTGCGTCACCACGGCGGATGCCGACAGTGTACATGTGGTACGAGTCAAGGACAGACTGGAAGTCCTTGGGGTCATCCCACTGACGTACGGTCATACCATGTGCTTCCACCGTCACAAGAGTCTTGCGGGGGTGGAACAGGATGAACGCAGCCTTAGCCTCGGTCGAAGATACGTTGAACGCGGGGCCGAGGATGTGGTTGGTAATAGCGGCACTCGGGAATCGGGGAGTCTCGATGACGCGGATACCGTTCAGGACGGCGATGCGACGCTGGCTGAAGTCGTTGAAGCCGTTACCACCTTGGAACTCGACGTTCATGAGCTTCTTGTGGTCAAGCAGCACGTTGAAGATTTCGGGCTTCATCAGGGTAACGAGTTCACCCAGGGAGCCACCGAGGTCACGGTTGATGAACGTGGCCAGTGCTTCCTTGTGGGCAGCGACGATGTAGTCAGCCTTGGCTTCGGCGTCAGTCTCGGCAGTGTAGCCGGTCATGGTGTCTTTGTAACCATCAAAGAACGCACCGGAGTTCTTCAGGGCGGCGGGAGCAACCCAGTCACCAGCCTTGATAAGCTGGATGATGTGGGCTTGGTCGAACGCCTTGGCGTGAGCGGTGCCGTGTTCAGCGGCGTACTCAGCGGTGAAGTCCGGGGAAGTCCAGTCGTCCTGGTAGTCGAACGGCGTACGGATGTACGAGGTCGTATCGACAGTGATTACCAGCTTGTCGTTCGGGATGCGCTGGGGGTCAAGGGTCTCACCATTGCGGCGACCGGAGACCGAGGCACCGCCTACGCGGTCGATACGGTATGCGTTCGACTGGTTCTGGACGGAACGGAAAGTCGTCAGACCAGCGGAACGGAACAGGGAGCCGACACGGAACGAGCCGTCAATCTCGCCTTCGTAGGCTTCGATGTGGATGTCGAGGTCGGCGTTGGCACCAGCCCAATGGGTACGGGTCTGGTACGCGGCGTAAGGAGTTGCAGCCATGTTATATTTCCTTTGCTATGCTGGGCTTACAGCCCGAGTTGTTGGCCCAGCTTGCGGCGGGCGTACAGTTCTGCACGCTGGTTAGCGTACTGTGGGTTTTGATGCTCTGGTGCCAGCTTGTTCAGGGCTTCCTGAAACTGGGCCTTCGTCAGGGCTTGGGCTGCATCACCTCGGCCCGCTGACGGATTCTGATACTGGGGGCGTTGTGCCAGTCCACCATTTTGGTTCGCGTACTCTAGGATGAACTGAGCGCCAGACTTAATCTTCGCCGTATTCATGCTGTCAAGCATTTCAGCGGCGACTTGGCGCATGTGCAGCGGCGCTTGTTTGTTGAACAGGGCTACTGCTGCGTCCCAGTTCTCTCGCCCACCAGCACCTTGGTAGATCGCGTTCACGGTGCTTTCACCCTGGATGCGGGCCGTGTTCACGATCTGCTCTGCAAGACCTACAAGGGCCTTGGCCTTCTCGCCACCCACTTCCTTGATGTAGTGAGTGTCAATCAGGTTGGCGTCCATGTATTCGATGGCCTTACCGAGTGCCCGCTCGATGTCCAGGCCGGGGGCCGACGCGATGAACAGTTCCCCGAGGGAACGGAGCTGCGGGTCGTCCAGCGAGGACAAGTCAAGGTCATTCAGCCCACCTGTCGGTCGTTCCAGTTCAGGCACTGGCTGAGTGATTTTGGGCTTCTCGATCTGTTGGCCCTCAAGGGGGTCTTTACGAGCTGCGTCTTGCCTCAGCAGTTCTTCCAGCCGTGGGTCAAGGGCGGGGCGAACGGGCTGCGAGTGCAGGAACTCGTCTTGCGACTGGGGTTGGCGTGCCGGTGCTTGGGGCGCACTGGCACCCGAGGCATGGGCGGGCACGTCCGGGATTCCTGCGGGGGCGGGAGCCGGGGCCTGCACTTCTCGTGAATGCTGGGCGGCACCTGCTGGGGCAGCGGGTACGCTGTGGCCATGCACGGGCACCTGTTGAGCTTCAATCATCGGTCACTTCCTTATTGAATTTGGAGATTTTGCAGTGCCTCGGTTTGGG